CCGATAGCGGTGAGGGTCGTTGGACTGTTCATGCCGCTGTCGATTTGGGTGTACCCACTCCTGTCATTTCTACGGCGTTGTTTGAGCGTTTTGAATCTCGTCGTTTGGGAGCTTTCGCATTCAAGGTTTTAAATGGAATGAGGTATATGTTTGGAGGACACAATGTTCGCTGATGTCCTCAAATGGATTGCAATACCGTTTGTACTGGCCACGGTATATTTCGGGTTACGAAAAGGTGAAAATGATTACTACGACTCAGATGACTACGATGGAAACGGAACCGCTCACTAGACGCATTGTTATCTTCGGCGCTGCTGGAGACTTATGCAAAAAGAAACTTATTCCAGCACTCTACGAGTTATGGAAAAAGAAACTTCTCCCAAAAGATATTTTGATTGTTGGAGCATCTCGTAGAGATCTCCCTAAAGAAGTTTGGTTAGAGAAACTTGGCGAATCTTATCCAGAAGAGTTTACCACTTGGATGGACTTTGTTTCTTGCGATCTTGACTGCCAAGAAAGTTTGATGAAACTTCATGATGATAGTGCAGACACAACTTATTTCTTATCTGTCCCACCAGAGAGGTATGCAAATGCAATCATCAATCTTAAAGAGGCTGGGTTCTTGGATGACCCAGATCACTCCAGAGT